CGAAGTCATAAACCCTCCTCTGCCTCTACCGTCTGGATTGAGAATTTTTCGATTGCCTCTGATGATCATAACACTAACTGTTTGTGCTATGTATCCCTTCCGTTTCGATACCCTACCTCCTCTGACACTAGGCGAAAATATATCTACCTTTAACATTGGTCCTCTAGCTGCTAACTCTCCGCCTAATGCCGTCCAACTAGCACTCTTAATCCTAAATCCACCCTTCAACCCTGCAGCAGTTGCGTTATATCTTTCTCTGATTCTCTTAACTGCATAGGTCTGTCCAGCTTTCAATCCCCTATTGATAGCTTCCGATATGGCACGTGGTGCTCCATTCTTAACATTCATCAATTTTCTCTCTGCCTCTTTAAATCCCTCCGGGTGTACGGTTAGCACCATTGCCATGTTAGTAACCTCCTTTCTTGTTAAATGTTTTGTAGTATTACAAAATTCCTTTACCCTATCAACTTGTCTAAATACAATTGATAGACGTGTTCTGAATCTTCTACCATAACAATTCTCCATCCTCTCCTAAATGGAGTAACAGGATGGTAGAGAATCTCATCTGGTCTCGGAGGATTAGGAAAGTAAGATTTCTTGATAAAGCATAACACTTCCCCTAAATAGATTCCCTGTTGCTGTACAATCACTCTCTTCTTTAACTCTTCCTCATCCCACACAACATTAGCTGTAAAAACTATCTCTTTTCCTCTGCCATCAGATATAGCAAATTCTCGGGTGCTTCCAAACTCCGATACGTTTGTAAATGTATTATCCATATCAGGTTCAAATGCTGCCTGTAACCCGATACCAGAATCAGGTGAAGCTATCGGAGTACCCGGATAGTCTGCCATTTTCTATCTCCTTCTAACTGGTTTCCTTTTTGTTATAGCAGGTTGTAATTCCGATAGAGTTAACTCCTTCATAGGAGATACCTGCTCATCTGCTTCTTCAATCTTATCACTAACTTCTATCATATCGATAGGCATCACCCTATTAATCGAGACTGCACCCTTTACTATGTATTCATCTCTTCTTAAATGGATGGGAAGCTTTTCAAGTGGAAGCACTGTTCCTCTATCATAATGCTTCCCATCTTCTAAGATCATATTAACTTTTAATGTGCAATCCAAACTAACCTCCTATGCACAGTTACTAAGTACAGACCAACTAAGTAAGTCAATAGGGACAGGAACAGGCCGACTAGTAATAGTCTGCATCCAAAAATTCTTGTTAACATTGCACTCTACCTTAGGCACTCTATCTGCACTGTAGTAGTGGAAGTCTCCATCTTCCTGCTCAATCTGGATAACTACACCGTAAACAATTCTGTTTTTAACATCAGAACTACCTATCAACACAGTACCTGCAGGAACCATGTTATAGGATTTAGGTGTTCCCAAATTACCTGGATCAGAACCCGTATAGGTTCCATAGTAGATCCAGTTTTCCATCGAGGGTGAGCTAAAAGATGGTCCTCTCTGCACTCCTGCAGGTGTAATCTGTGAAGTACCCGGAAGACCAGCAAATGGTACAAATTGCGGAAAAACATTCTTCATCGCATTTTGTACATTAGGATTTGCCCACAGAGCATTCCAAGAATCAGGTGAAAAGATAGCTACGTTTCCTGAATAACCGTTAGCATTCAATGCACCTTGTGCTGCTCTCAAATCAGCAAGAGGATCAGTAGTTGTAACACTCCACTTGTTAGCTAAGACAGTCTTATTAGTAAAACCGTAATCGATGGTTACTGCTGTCTTGTTCCGATACTTAATAGGTATAGTACCGTTGAACATACACTGGCAGCACATCCATTCCTCTGTCCTGCTGATCTCATCATCCATGTCCTCTCCATCTTCTGCTACAATCATTGCAAACCTCTCTTCAGGAGATTTGTAATTGTAGGGAGATTCACCCATAGTCGGTCCTCTTAATTCCCTCGGAGTAATTACCCTAGCAGGTGCTATAATAGGTGCAGGGATAAACGTTTCCTTGAATGGCCTACGTCTACCAACTACTTGATTTTCCAAAGGCAAAACAAAGGGTGCTAATCCTCTTCCACCTAACTTGCTATCAATTCTGACAACCTCTGCATCACTAAACTCCCTAGCAGAAAAGAAGGTGTCTCGAATTAAAGCAGGTACTGCATAACGAGTCTTATAGGACTCGATAATTGCAATAGTATTAAATGCACCATAGTTAATAGTAGAAGTAACAGGTGCTAGTGGTTGAACTTCAGGCATGTAATATTTTCCTTTCTAACAATTTGTAATACTACAAAACTATGGCGCTGCTACTGTTGCTTCCTCTCCGGGTTCAGTTGCAGCTTGTGCTAATGGTTGTACTCCTGCAGGTACAGGTGATAGACCAACATATGCTTCGTAGCTCTGCTCTAAGAAGATACCAATATCTCTAACAGCTATCTCTACAGCACTACCCGGAGTAATAGCAAAATTGTTAGCAGATTCAATCTCCTGCCTAAGAAACACACCCGACTTATACACCATAGCAGGTTGTGCAGTAGGAGCACCCGTATCATCAAAATCGTCTGCTAGTACTCCTCTAATAGTAGCACCCGGAGCATCTGCAACAGAATCCCAAGGTGTCATTGTTTGTGTGCCGGTATTGTAAGACATGAACCTACCTGCTTTCACAACACCTGTACCTAGTGTAACATCTGCATTAAATGTTGCACCTGCCTCTAGATCCTTACCGATAATAGTTAGCGGAGCAGTAACATTAGTAACAGTAACTTGTAACATGATCTTTTCTTTTTCCTTTCTTAATTCCCCTTAGTTTCTGCCAGGTACTTGCTGCAATAACAGCTTCTTATTTCTTTCAGCAGCTAGATTAGCATGAGCAGCACTTAGCAGATTAACCACCCTATCTTTCTTGTCACCACTCCTCACCTTACCTGTAGGTGCTTCACCTGCTGTAACACTAGCTGCACTAGCATCCCTCTGCAATGCGTTTGCCTGTGCTAGCTGTGTGGTACTAGCCTTCAGGATTCCACAAGCTTCTACAGCTATTTGTTCTGGTTTCCTACCATCAGCTTTAGCTGCAGCAATCAACTGCTCTAATCCGGGTGCATCCATAGCATCAAGTGCAGACAACCTACCTCTTTCTGCTACTTCTGCCTCCGTTCTAATCGAATCATACAAATCAGGATATTGTTTCCTGATCTCGTCTATTGTCATACTCTCTTCCTTTTTGAGTTTCTCTTCCTCTTCTTTCCTATCCAAATAGGTAACAGTTGTAATTATCTTTGCTTTCTCAGGTTCTTCTATTTTCATCTTCGTTTTAGGATACTTAGGTACATTTTTATACTGATACTTTCCTAAATTGAAGATTTTACCTGCACTAACAATCTTACCATTCCCTATACTGGCAACAGCTTTAATCCTGCCTCTAACCTTATCTACAAATCCATTTTCTTTAGCTTCCTCTGCTGTCATCCATGTTTCGGCATCCATTAAGCTTCTGATAGTCTTCTCATGGATCTTACCGTTTACCTTCTTTTGATAAACAGCTACTATCGGATCAGTGATTTTATCTAGGACATCTGCAGCTTCCCGTAAATCATGAGCATTACCCATTGCTATTGTCCAAGGGTTATGAATCATGTAGTTGGAGTTATATCTAGCTATTACTTCATCACCTGCACAGGCAACCAGTGTAGCAGCACTAGCAGCAATACCATCGATATAGACAGTTTTCTTGGCACTATGATCTGAGATGATGCTATGAATCGCTTGTGCAGTGTGAGTGTCACCACCTAGACAGTTAATATGAATCTTTAATTTCTTGATGTCTCCTAACTTATCTAACTCTTCTGCAAACCCTCCTGCTGTGATACCTGAACCTGTGAAGAAGTCTTCTCCGATAGTTTCATAAACACGCATCACAGCAACCTGTGAGCTATCATAACCATCATCATCCTCCTTATCATCTTTCTTTTTCTTATCGTCTTCATCATCCCCATCATCCATCTCATCATCTAACTCGATGGGGTCGTCATCTTCATCGTCCTTCTTGCTATCAAGACGATATAGCTCTACTCCTAACCCTACCCTACCTTTACCCTGATTTCTAACAATCCCCTTCAAGTAAAATTGTTTCTTAATCATGCACCATTTCTCCTTCGGATTCTTTGTCTATGTTAGGCAGTTGTCCACCACCACCACCTAATTCTTCTTCACCTGGTATTACAGAACCTTCTATCATCTCCTCAGGAATAGGAATATTCTTAGCATCCTGTGCAGTAGTGTATGGCAACCCGTTAGCTGCTCTGAATTTCAATTCTAGTCCCTGTTGAACAGAATTTGCTCTCCAATCACTACCATTAATCTCCAAGCATTCTCTTTCAAGGGTGCTAACACCTATCTTCACTTTCCTCTCACTAGCTAGAATCTCTTTCAAAGGATCAATCGAACCCGGACTACTCCCACTCCATGCACATTTAGTCCATGCTCTTTGAATCCTAGGACTTTCAAAAAATCCGGGTGCTCTCCATACACCCTTCGATATTGCCTCCATCATCCACGCTACATAAACAGGTTGACAAAACTGGTCTACTACCTGCTGCCTTAACACCTTCACTCTGCTCCAAAACTGTAGTAGTGATGCTCTACTTGCCGAATAACTAGCATTGAATTGCTTAAGCAAGACTTCGTAAGGAATACCCATGCTAGCACCCACAAATTTACACAAAGCTGTAACATAAGCATCGAACTCTTTCTCTGGTCCTGCACCTACAGGGAAATGGATACTATCACCCGGACGCATCCAGTTAACAATACCCGGACCTAACTTCACTAGATAAGGGTCTCTATTGATCAACAAATCTTGTATAGTCTCATCATCCACTATCCCTTGAAACATATCTGTACTAGGCATGGCACTAGTAACAAAGGAAGTGAAGTAACTCTTGATAACATTCTGAACAGTCGTACTCTCTATATACCTCTGAAGATTCTTCATCTCCATCAGACATTTAGCTAAGATAGGTACTCCCCTCCGCTGCTCTGGTCTTTCCATCTCTGCACACAACAATGCAGTAGGTCTACCTGTCTCTTCACCATACACAGGAATCCTTTTGAACATCTCAGGTGGTGGTAGTGAGATAAAACCCATCCCAAAAGGATGCACAGGACTAACCCAATAAGCACTAACTTCACCATCATTAGTTAACTCTACACCACCAAACACCTGTGGTTGCCCATCGATTGTACGTGGAGCATCTACAGGAAGCAGCATAGGATTCATGATCCTATCTGCCTCTATCAATCTGATCCGAGTATCATAAACAGAATTCCTTCTCTGCTTCATAGGCAGCAGAGCTAAGATATCACCCGATATATTCTCGTTAACAAATACTAGATCCTGTAATTGATAAAAGGTAGACCTTCGATTCCAATCGGCTTCTACACTGTCAGCAAACAAATCAAATTCATCTGATATCAGCTTGTTCGTTTTAGCTGCATCTCCCTTTGATAATCCTAACACTTCATGATCTATCTGTGGTAGTGCTACTAATCCATTGCCGATTGTGTTTGTACGAAGTGTAAGTATTGCTGCTGCAGCAACAGGTGAACCCATAAACAAATCTCTGCTTCTAACTCGTAGCAGAGGCAGGTTATAGACAATATCCTCATCTGAATCACCACTAACAGCATGCCATGCTTCTAGTCCTATCTTCCTACGTGAAGCACCATAGTTACCATATCCCGATCTATTCGAAGTATATGGCATGAAGGACTGCTTATAGTTCTTAGCACTCCTAACCTTAACTCGATGTGGTCCTATCTTGGCAGGTGTTCCCTTACCGTTACCATTAACCTGAACCTTAACTTTAGGTTGTATTAGGTTAACCATTTTGTAATGCTACAAATTTCTAGGACTAGAACTGTCAAAAGTATAGCTTCATCAGGACTCATAATTTCACCCCTGTTAATGGCAACAAGGTTAAGATTACCCAAATAACAAACAACACCACTACCACAACCCGAACAATTTGATGTACGTTAGGAGGCAAACCCGGAATCATCGATAACACCCATAACAGCAAAGCTACTAGAATGGCAGCTATCAGAATGTGAACGATTAGGGTTATCATCATTTCCTCTTTCTCTTTCCTATCGATGGATAGCGTCTTCTTACTGCTGCTCTAACTCTAGCTTTCTCTGAAGGTGTTCCATGTTGTGCTACTCTAGCTAAAGCATTCCTAGCATGTGCTTTATCATGAATAGGGTACCTACCCTTCACTCCTTTAGCTGTCTTATTTTTTCCTGATCTCCTAGGTGGTAACGCGAAGCTACCTCTAGGTAATCTCTTCCTTCCTCTATGAGTTAGTTTTGCCATCGATGGTCCTCCTTATCATCGTTAGCTTACACGTCACAAGGTACTGCACGTCTGCACTGAATAGCAGAGTAAGTACCTAAAGCTGCATCTGCTGCTGCATTAGACCAGAACTGTATAATGTCCTGTAATTCCCTGAGAGAATAACGTTTCAACCCTCTGCTACCTACGTGATACTCTAGAACACCTGAATTGATTGCTGCCAACAATGCCTGTGTTGCACAGTTGCGAGCATAGATGCACCAATCATATGTCCAATCTCCTGTAGGCATATCAGGAGGAATAGGAAATCCTGTACCACTACCACTCTTTGGCACAGCGTAGACAATATTAGCAGCAGGCATTTCTAGAATGGTCCTATCTGAACATTAGAAACCTGCAAGTCAGGTGTCTGCTGACACAAGTTGTTTGTAACATCACAAAATGTTACACCCTGATAACTAGCTGCTATCAGAAACAAAAGCAATCCGTTACCTTGACAATCTGCACCATCCTTTTGTGGAACCAGACTAATTGAACCTGTTATCTGCCCATTACGTGGTTGCAGCGTCACAAAAGTACTCTCGTTTGAAAAACTAACTCCATTAGGAGCACCATTTGGAGTATTATGACTCTTCGTAAAACATTGAAACGTGAAATGCTCTGTTGATACTGTCAAAGAATAAGTTATAGGCGTATTACCTAAACCTGCCTCCTTAAAAGATACGGTATAATCACCCGTCTGTGAATCGATGGTTGCTGTTGGTCCCTTCACAAAATGGGGAGACTGTGCAAATAATACCGTAGCTGTAGCCAATAATAACAGGGTTGCTAGTAGTTTCATGGTTTTGTGTTTTGTAGTGTTACAAAAATGGCGCGGAGGGATAGGTTACCCTATCATGCACCCGTTTCCAAATCCTAGGATAGGAATATGTGCAAAGCTACCTCCGCATAAATCTTCCCATTCCGAACAAAATACAAAAGGGTTGCAATCACCTGCTCCACAACAGATGATGCAACCCTTTGTATTGCGTGTTAGGAGGCATGGGACTTTAACCCACACTATGGGAGACAATCTTTATCTTACATAGGCAACCCTCCTGAACACGCTAGGAATAATTAAGGTGGTGTGTCGGCTATCCTTACCCTCAGGCGTAATCAAAACGTCCCTACAGCCAAATGCGAGCGATTGTGAGGGTGTCCTAGGGGATTTCTGATCTCCCAACCCGGACTTGCTGTCACCTATCGCATTCGTTCGCATTGCCGACATATCAACCTACTATACTACAATACGCTATGCGGAAATGTTATGTCAAATAAAACTTTTTTTATTTTTGTTATGATATATGTATACAGCTAAAGAAGCTTGTATACAATTCTCATAGACTACCTTTACCAAGTTTTCAAGTTTTTGTAACACTACAAAATTGCTTAACTCACCCTCCACAGCCTAACAATAGTATGTTCATTCTCTATTATTGTACGTAGTGTAATCTTGATCTTCACGGTCTTAGCTCTAATGTACAGATCAGATTTAAACTTCTGCCCTTTGTTTGGTAGATCTATGCAATCTCCTACTTCCAATTTACCAAGAGTAGTAGTTAATGGACTTCTCTTGCCAAACATGATTTGTGAAGGAATAGGAATTCCTTTCTTAATTTCTAAGTTTTCAAACTCTCTTCCTTCTAACCCTTTCCAGATAGGACTTTCTTCATTCATGGTGCTAAGTATTGTACTTCATTTGACGGCAAACTTTCACCATTAGCATTGTATGCTGTTACAACAAAATAGTAGGTGGTCCCACTAGTTAGTTGTACCGTATACATTAGCACATTGCCTACATTGATTACCTGATTCTCTCCACCCGGAGTAAACCCTAATTTAAAGTTATACCCTAAGGTACTAGTATCTACATCTGCATCCCACGCTAGCGTTACTTGTGGTGGTGTTGCAGTTGGTGATGGTGTTGCAGTTGGTGATGGTGATGGTGCTGGTTTACCATGATGTCCTTTGTTACCACTACTATTGTATAGTATTGAACCTGCTAATAGGAAGACAATACCCAGCCAAAACCGTTTTCTGTCTGTAGTATTCATCAAAAGGAAACTCCAACTGAACCATATTGAGATTTACCCTGTCTCCTATTAGTTGAGGAGGGTGCTGCTTGTCTAGATTCACTAGTGTCAAATACATCTGCTCCATCGATGGTTGTTGTTCCATAATGTCCACCTTTTATGTTGCCTCTTCTTTGTTGTTGTATTTCTCTGTTATCAATAGTCATTTTCCTTCCACTAATCTCCACTTGTTCAAACTTCATCTGTGCTATCTGCCTTTCTGATAGTATCTCCCTTGGCATCTGCTCTAACTTTACCATCAGGTATTCTAAAGCTGCCCGATTATAGTTTCGTATATCTAGTGCTTCATTAGCATCTGTTCTATTCTTCTGCCATTCGTATTTCGCAAACCCTCCTTTCGAGTACTTCAATACCCTTTGCTCTGCTGTTAGTTGCTCAAAGTAATCCTTAGAATACCCATTACAATCCATCCCATTCTCCAACATAGGATAATGACAGTAACCCGGACCTTGATTTTTAACCTCTAGCCTAGCAAATAGTTCATCCTTCAGTGTATCCACACCTAATCTAACTATCCAGACACCCTCTCCTGCTTCTCTACGCTTTCCTCCTATAATCATTCCATGTCCAATTCCACCCACTCCCCTAATTGATATAACCCTAGGATGTCGCAACTTGGTATATGCGTATACACTATTTGTCTTGTGTCCGCTGCTGTCTACAAAACAAAGCTTAACCCTTGCTCTGTCTCCGTTAGCATAATGAAAAATTCGTTTATAGATAAATTCATCTGCTAATTGCCACACCCTTTGATCAGGTGCAGCAGGATCACCCTGAAACTCTCCATATTCGATTCCCCATGATTCTTTACCTCTTCCCCAACCTACTACCTCGTATGCTAGGTAGCTATCCTGCACATCGATTGCTGCTGTTAGTATCACTACTCCATCAGGTATATCTGCATGAACCTTGTGGCATTCATAAACCTCCCTTCGCAAACCATACAAATCTACTTCTACCTTCTTACCTACAGCTTCAAAGTTGCGTGCTAATCTGGTATTGACAAACACTCTCATCAATGAGTTATCGCCGAATGCTAATACCCGATTAGCTTCCTTCCACTCTAACACTAGATCACTCCAAGATAACCAAGGACTATTCAAACCATTAACCTTGAAGCTTCTAGTGTTAGGATGTGTCTGTCCTGCTACCCATCTGCCATTGTCTTCACTCCAAGGTTCCCACTCCCATTGTGAAAACTTCATCATACAATCCGGGTGCAAGCAAGCTAACGTAGCAGTAAAGATGTCTAGCTGCTCCCATTCTATCACCTGCTCAAATCCACACTTAGGACATCTAACATACCATTCCTCCATCGAACCATCTTCGTACATCTGGATAATGCCTGATGTCCCTTTAGGATTAGCAGGACTGGAAATGTAGATCTCCTTCCTATCGATGAACGTAGATGCTCTTACTGCCAGCAATGCAGTAGGGTTACCTTCTCTACCTGAATTCTGGATACATCTATCTACTTCATCCATCATCACTATAGGTACGGGTCTAGAAGACAACCCTGATGTAGAGTTAGCACCTGCCACATTGAGAAATCCACCTGGATATCTCTTCTTCATAATGGTACAGTTGCTTTTATTAGAGTTACTCATCTTAACTTCTCCTACCTTATCTTTCAGAGTAGGACAAATTTCTATCATAGGTTCTAGTCTTTCCCTGCTGAAAGACTGTGCTAGATCTAAGGTAGGAAAGATAACCAGCATACTTCTAGGATTAACATCGATGTGAAACCCTATAGTGTTAAGGATAGCTGATTCAGTACCCGATGTCTGTGAAGATTTAACTAACACCACCCTGCTGCATGGATCATTAGGAGAACATGCACGCATCACTTCTCTCATAAATCCACACTTGTCCGTGTGCCAGTCTCCAGGTTCTGCTGCAAAGTCTCCTGCTATTCTTCTACTGGCATCCGCCCATCCATCGATTGTCATTGCAGGTGGAGGGTTCCATGTTGCTAATGCTTTCCACCACCATTCTAAAGACGTAGGATCAATAGGCCAGTCAGCTATGATATCATCACAAGTTCTAACCTTGTTGATCCTTTCGATGGACTTCCTATAATATCCTCTACCTTTCTTGATCCTACGTCTATTATATATGTCATGGTTAGCTTCACGGGTTCCTGCAGGTGCTATCCTTATTAAACCACCCATATTAGTTATTCCATCCTGCTGTTAATCTTATCTTCGCTTCCTCGATTGCCTTTGCGAGTATCTTTTGTTCCTCCGGGTTGTTAGTAAACACCTTAGCATCAGGTGTTAACATCTCAGGATGCCTCTGCAAAAACTCTAACATCCTCTGTACAGGTTCAGGTAAATTGCTTTCATTCATATCATCAAATGCCATAATTGTATAACTCCCCAAATTACTGTTATCCAAAAAACAACAGATAAAACTATTACAAATAGGCATCCTTCTCTAATTTCTGCTACCACTACTTCATCTCCACAGTAAGGACAGGTAGCAAGTGATACATCCTTACTATCAAACGTTCCACACCTACCACACACATATGTCATTATTATTCCTCTGGACTAAAATCTGGATCTACAACCTTCTTTTCAAAGTTAGCCATCTCTTTCAAAGCTTTGTGAATCTCAATATTAAGGATATCCACAATCTTTTTAATATCTGTTTGATGCAACAGCTTCCTAGCAATGGCAGGAGGCATGCTTAACAGCTTCTGCTTGCACGCTACAAACAGAAAGCTTGCCTGCTTAATCACTAGATCTGTTTCAATCACCTCCTCTCTTTGTTTTGCTAACACAATTTCATTCTGTTGTCTCCTAACCTTAGTAAAACCTATTCTCTCTGCCATCAGCTTAGCAGGTGCATCTATTATCTGCTGCCTTAGCAGACGTTCCTTGTAGGCTAAATATGCCTTAATGGAATCTTTAACAGAAAATGAATCATTCTCATCAGGTTTGAGTACTCCCTTGCTGATGTATAGATCCATCTTCTCTAGTGTTAGTCCCATCGTTACTGCTAGCTGTATCTTTTTTAGCTGCATAGAATTCTGTAGGTGTAAGAAAATGAAAAGGTTTAAAAGGTTTTCTTTTCTCTTTTCCTCCTTGTTACTGTCTTCTTTGGTTTCTCTTTAAGCATTCCGGGTGTTAACACTGCCCTTGTCTTCAAAGCTATCCAATACAGATTGACTTCTATCTCTCCTCTGTACTGCAAAGGTGGAGGAGAGATAGCAGCATATAAACCCGGACCTAATTCTTTCAGTCTCATCTCAGGTTTTTGTAACATTACAAAACTTTCGAATACCCTCCGCAATTGCCAGTGCAACCAACTGCTTGTATTCCAGCATCTTAAACTTTGCTTCTGTCTCCGGGTGACTTATAAAACCTGCCTCTGCCAAGCATGCAGGCATGAACGTTCCATTTAATACATACAAATCTGATCTTTGTTTTAGTCCTCTGTCTACATCTTTGGTAGCAGCTAGCATTTGTTCCTGTATCTTAGCAGCTAACTTCTTGCCAGTTTCCGTTTTGTATAGTGTCTCCACACCAACAGCACTAGGACCATTAGAGTTTAGGTGTATACTAACAAAATAGTTAGCTGCCCACTCATTAGCTATATCACACCTATGTTGTAAGGATACATACTCATCTGTTATCCTAGTTAACATAACAGAAAAGCTACTACCTACCAAATCGTTAGCAACCATAGTAGCTATCTCTAACACTACAGGTGCTTCATTCAATCCCGTAGGACCATCAGCACCCGGATCACTTCCACCATGTCCTGCATCCAAGCATATTTTAATCATAACATTCCTTTTTTATGTGTTTGTTTACAAAGTATTTATACTCATCTAAAATTGATTCTGCCAACTTCCTTTTACGAGACAAATGCTATTATCTCTTCATCTGTTGGATAAAGATAATACAACAAAGTAACAGTAGAAGCTGCCCGTAGGCAGTATCGCCAACAACCTCTGTCGCAACTTAAACTACCATATGCACCTAACGAATCAGCGAACACTTCAAACTGCTTAATAAACTTATAAGAAGCGCTGCTTAACTGACTTCTAGGTCTACCATTAACAAACCAAATAGAACCATCTCCATCAAATACTCCTCTCCAAAAATGAACACACATAGTTAACAAAGGATGAGCAAATACCTTAAAAGTTTTGTTAGGTACTACTCCTAACTCCATCAACCTACTAGCTAATTTCCATGAACAGATCTTAATTGTTACCTGCTTATTACCATTCTTCTTTCTTTCTTCTAATATAGGACCATCATAATTTAAAAAATAAGCAAAAGCCTCTACGTGTTCTCTATCTATAATTGCTAACTTTAATTGAATATCGTATCCACAAATACAACCATCAGCATATAAAAAACCTAACCAATACCTAACAATCAAAGTTAACACTTCAAAAGCATCCTCATCAAAAAGATAATCTACCTTTCTTTCCGTTTTCCGTTTGTAACAACTTGGATAAACATAACGAATTTTACCTTTGTGTTCGTATTTGCGTAAATACTTCATAATCAACAACTTACGTTATAAAAAATCTTCAAAAAGTTTGCACAAAAAGCTACAGGAAATGGGCCGCTCCGCGT